ATACAGTACTCCTGTTACAGCAAGCACTGAATAATTAAGTTATATTTTAGGTAAATGGAAGTGCTAAAGTACCATCACCAAAAACAACACCATCGACAATCCACTTGGAATCACTTGCAGCTAAATAAGTCAAGCGACTACCGAGAAAACGACCTTTGGTATCTGCATCAGCAACGAATTGATGATCAGCAGCAGCAGCAGTAGACCAGCCAATTGTAGCACCTGCGTTAACAGCTACATGGCTATCTACATTATCTTTATCCACGATCCAACAACCACCTTGTAGTACATCAGAAGTTGAATCCGCATTAATGGTCCAAGTTCCAGTGAAAGTGGTTGTTACGATGAAGTCAAAGAAATATCCTGCAGCAGCAGCGGGTAAAGTAATAGTAATACCTGCTGCACGATCTAGAGTGAAAATCTTACCCGAATCTGCTGCAACCAAAGTCTTGGTAGAATCTGTAATCGCTTCTACAGTCCTACGCAAACCAGATACAGTCATCAGCGGGGCATTTCCAGCAGTAAGATCATAACTGCTTGCATACTGTGGCACCTGCAAAAACCTATTATTTAGGTCAGTTGTCATAGAAACCATTAGTACATACTCCTTAGTTAAAGTTAAGGAATGGGGAGAGAACTAGTCCCTCCCCAATCCAGTTAGTTAGAATGTTACTGCTTGCAAGCCGTCAGTTTCATCTATACCCGAAATATCTGCAAGAATTGCATACACTCGAATTTTACCAGTTGAAACGTCATTTGCACCTGCGTTTACTTTGATATCAATTGTGTCGGTAGCAGTGACACGATTGGAAAAAGTAGTAACAGCAGTATAATCCACATGACCGTTAGTACCTGCAGCAGCGTAACCAGTACCTGTAGCATCAAAACCATCTACAAAGTCATCACCTGCAGCAAAGTCAACGTCTAGCGTAGGAGTAGTACCGTTAAGAGCAGTAATAACTTCTACACCAACATGGATAATATACACTTCCGCTGGTACATCAATCGCTTGAATGATGTCAGCAGCAGTTAGCGCACTGATACCGCCAGCCGAACAAACAGCAGCGATATCTACAGTTTTTTCAAGGACGTAAACACCCCTAGAACGAGAGGGATGTCCAGCAGTACCTTGACCGGTTGTATGATCATAAGTAGCCATTTTTAATTCCTCCCTTAATCAATTAGGATGTGTTCAACGAGCAAAGCCTTAGACCGAATAACCTTACGACCAAAGACATGCAGTCCACGAACGATATCCGCAAAGGAATCAGGATCGCGAACTACTTCAGTCTTAGCAATATGCGAAGCAGTAGCAACTGCAGACATATGGCCCGACAAGACTTTATAGTAGTTACTTGTCGAAGAAGCAGCAAAGTTATTAGTCATGTAGCATGAAAATCCCTGGATTTTACCCGCATGGATTCTGCCGTTACGCAAAGGTGAAGCACCATCTCCAGTCACCGAGGCATCCATAAGCTTGCTGGAAGTTTGTCCAGCTTGCTCCCAGAATTGCGGTGGAGCTAGAAACCAGCGATTTTCCTCTGGTACATCATTTGAGTTTAAACGCCTAGCATGATTAGCTAGGATATTCACAGGGTCAACTTCACCTGAAGCAAAACCAACATCCTGTCCGGAACCATCAGAACCAACCGTAGTTCCCGCACCGGAAACCATAGCAGCAATGACATTCGTATCGAACTCGTTCTTCAATGCATAAGCACCAGAACTAGTAGCAAGCGACTCCCAATTAACATGACTTTGACGTTCCTCAATATCATCTACTTTAAAAGCAAATGCATTGCCTTGGTCAACTACCAATGTTAGTTGGTCATCTTGCAAGTCCTGTGGGCTTAGAACTGAACCGCGAGTGTACGAGGAGACAGTAATAGTAGGCTCTTTGATGATTTTAACCGTGTCGCCAAAGTTTTCAATTTCTCCTGCATAGTCGGTGTTTGTAATATCTTCAACAACCGAGGCCGTGCGGAAGAATTTAAGAACTTTTTGGCTATAGATAGCAGGTGCCCAATTCCCATTAGGGAGATTAGCATACCCGCCAGCACTGGAAAAAGCCATAACTTATTCCTCCTAGTTAAGGTTCAAGTCTACCCTCTCGCCTAGCTAAATCTATATCCTTCTCATGTTTTTCAAACTCCCAAGGCTTCATCTTTTCTATTTGTTGTAAAGACCAAGTTTTCTTATTCCCTTTGGTTTGTATAGTTCGCTTTTGAGTTTTAGTTACAGATTCAGCAGCCTTTGAGGGTCTACCTTTGTCTTTTTTCTGAGTAGTACCACCATCCGCTTTGTAAAGATCGATTACACGAGCGGCCCATTTAAAGTCTGTACCATTTTTAAGTACACCATCCGAAATGCTTTCAGGCTGGTCTTTCAACCATTCTAAGAAATTTTCATCTTCTTTTATTTCATAGAAATCTGAATGTAAAGAAAGTAACTCTTGCTCAGCTGTCCTCTTTAAAGCATCCTGTTCTTGTTCTTTTAGAACTTGTAGACGCTCTTCGATATTTTGAACTCTAGAGTCAGCATTTTGCATCGAGATAGTTTCGACTATATCGTAGACATCTGGATAATTTTGCTTGAACTGTTCTAACTCTTGTGCAGTTTTCGGCACTTTTACATTTTCAGGATTATTTGCCCTTAACTGTGCATTTAAAGTTTCGTGTTCTTGCTTCCATTCATTGAGCTTTCGATCATAATGGGTTTTTAAATCATCGTATCTCTTTTTATAGTCGTGTTCTGGTTTACTTTCTTGGTTTAGAAATCCTTCTTGTACAGGAGTGGCTTCTTGTTGAGAAGTGTCCTCTGGATCAGGATCATTCAAATGCTTTTTATATTCATTTTGGTATGGGGTAGGCTCGCTAACCTCATTTTCTTCAACTTCAGTAGTATTATCAGTCATAGTTTACCTCCTTTGGGGCCAGTCTTGCTGGGTAGCCTCTGTAAGGTTGTTGAAAGACGGGGCCGCTATTGTTGTGCAGGTGGCCGTCCTAGTTTTTAGTTCATTGGTTGTATTTCTTGTACCGTTTCTCTAAATGATTTTTCACCTGTCTTTACTTTTTTATCAGGATAAAAATCTTCTAAAGTACGAGTTGGTCCTGATACAAAAGAATCTTTTTGTTGTCCCGGTGGAATATCTAGTAAATTTACAGGTTCTTGTAAATACTTTTTCATGTATTCAAGTAATATTTTTTGTTCTTCTGTATAAGATTCACGCCATTCATCATTTCTATCAGGAGCTAAGTATCCTCGTAAATGTGCATCTAAGCGACTAGTATCAAACCAACTATCAAAATCTCTGCTTTCTCCATATTCAGCTTTTGCTCTTTCAAAAGCATTTATATCTATTTGTTTTTGTTCTTCTGTAAGAGTTGCAGCGTATTCATTCCTTAAATCAGAAAAAGTTTTATCTACAGATGGCAGATAATGTAACATATCTCCAAATATAGCTGTAGTATACTCTTCTCCTTGTAAATCAGAATTAAATACTTCTACTAATGGTTTTCCAGTTGGATTATGAGGTTCGTCTGGATGATAAAATTCTAATTGTCCTATACGAGATTCTCCCGCACCTCTTTGTACACCCCTTATTGCCTGTTTACCTGATTTTTCTGCACTTGGTTTTCTGCTATCTATAACTTTAAAATCATAATCTTTTAATTTAGGATATTGTGTAAAAATATCAGATAGAACTTGATCATCATACTCACCTCTTAACGGATAGTCAGACCGTACAACATCTCCCTCTGCATAGCCTCTTTGATCAAGCTGATCTACAAACGGTTTACCCGCATCATTCATTTTATTTAATTTTTTGTAGCCGATTTTTTTAGCAGCAGGTTGCGATACTTTATATTCGCCGTTAGATACGTTTATACCTTGCGATCCAGTAACAGGATTTCCAAACTGATTAAACCCGGAAGTTTGCTGTTGCTGCTGTACCATATTATCAAGTTTCTCAGCACCTCCTGCCATCTGTACAGCAGGGGCATTTATAATAAAGGAGTTAGGTTCAGCTTGCATTGGAATGCTATCGCTAGTAGGACCGCCCTCTCCTTGTATAAGACCGGATCTGTTTATCTGAGGGACTTGTCCTCCTACTTGTAAATTTTTTGGATCTATTATTATTTGTAAATTTTTATCAGAAGATAAAGATTCTTCTAGTCTATCTGCTACAGCTACTGCTCTACCGCTATTTTCCATTTGAGAATGCCATTTAGTTTTATTTCCATCTTTATTATATAGAGCATGTTTTTTAGCTTGTTTACCATTTCTAGCTATAAGAGCAGCTAACATATCTTTAAATAAAGATACTTTTCTTTCTCCCATTTGATAAATCATTTCTGCTAAAACCATTGCAGATGGATGATCATCATTTTCTAATAATTTTTTAGATGATTCTATAGCTTGTTCCCACTTATCTAATGCTCCTTCTTCAACATCTTGTTTACTCATTCCTATTCCTACATGATCTCCCGTAACTGTAAGACCTGGACCAAAATGAGTAAAAGTAGGTTTATAAACTTCACCTTTTGCTTCAGCATCTTGTTTTTCTTTTTCTTGTATTGAATCTAAATAACCTATATATTGATTTGTTTCTTTATTATAATGAGTTTCTAAATTATAATAGTTTTCACCAAATTCTAAAGGTCGTACAATTTCATTAAAATAATCTTCTGGTGGATAATCAAGAGCAGCTTGTACTATTTCAGCAGAACTAGGACCGGACTCTACAAAAGGTTCTCCTGTTTCAATTGCTATCTGACTTTTACGATATTCTTCCCGCCTTTCTCGTGCAGCTAATGCTTCACGTTGATCTGGTGGTATGTATGGTTCAGCAGCCGGTTCATCTAAAGATTCTACAATTACATCATCAGATACAAAGGGTTCTGCCCTTCTGATAGGATAAGGACCAGCATCAGATACCGCAGGTAGTGCTACTCCCGATTCTGTTTCAAGTCTTTCTCGCATAAGACCTTCATAAAGTTCTTTTGCTTTTTGTAAAGTAGTGGGTGCAGCAGAAGGAGCGGAAGGATATTTCTCAAAAGGACGATCAGGTTGTTCTACTGCTATCTGACTTTCACGAAATTTTTGCCGTTCTTCTTCTGCAGCTAATCTTTCACGTTGATCTTTTGGTATGTATCGTTCAGTAGCCGATTCTCTAATCCCATGCCCTACTGGATCAGGTCGGGGTACAGCAGCCGATTCTCTAGGCCCATGCCCTACTGGATCAAGTGGGGGTACAGCAACCGGTCCAAGTCCAGGTCGCCGTGTAATTTCCATATCAGGTTGTGGAGAAAATCTATCAGCACTTACTCTTGATGGATGAGCAACAGCCGGTTCTGGAGCAGCAGCTAACTCATGTTCCATTCTTGTCATAACACCAGTATCTTGTTTATCTGGTACACTAGCAACAGGGGGAACAGTTTCTGTTACTGCTCTTCCAGGCTGCATTTCTTGTATTTCTAAAAGTTTCTGCATTCTAGCATCCCAATTTCTTTTATATGCTAGTTGACTCGCTGCTCTAGGATCTGCAGCCATAGCTCTTTCATGCGGCTGGATAATACCTAATTTAGTATCAAAATCGACCATATCTATAATAAAGTGCCGATTAGGATCGTTCATATCTATTGCACCTACTAACTTTCCATCGTCCTTTAAAACCTGAACATCAGAACCTTCTTTAGATTGTAATTCTCTAATGAACCATGAAGCGTCTTTATTAGGTTCAGCTACAGCTAGTCCGCCCTTTTTTAAGTTGTTCATTTGGGCGGTTATTCTTCCGCCCTTTTTCTCTCCTCCACTAACACCTCCTGATGCTGTCATACCTAAACCAAACCCTCCACCAGCAGCACTTGATACAACACCAGCACCAGCAGTACCAGGAGAAGGAGTACCTCCAGGTGTACCTCCTACACTTGTTCCTTGTGAAGCAGCAAGACCAGCAGCTTGTCCTATTGCATTAGCTTCTCCTGATGTTTTACCTGCAGCTATAGCACTATTATAAGCAACATTATGAGCTTCAGCCGCTACTATTCCATACTGTCCCAAGTCTGCCATACCTACGATAGATGCCAAACCAGACTGAAAATCTGCATAACTAGCAGTATCAGGAGGTCCACTCCTAGGATCTCGCCCAAAACCACCACCTATAGCTCTAGATCTTTGAGCAGCAGCTTGAGCAACAGGTGCTGCTTCTTCTTCTTCTTTTTCTGGTTGACTCACTCCATATAAAGATCCACGAAGTCCTTCTGAAAAAGAACTAATATTAGGAATACTTTTCCAGTAATCAAAAACAGATCCTTCACCTTCTTCTTGCCCTGCATAAAACGGCAAAACTTCATCTTTATATACTACCCTACCTTCTACCGGCCCTGCTCTCCTTCGCCTAAGTTCTTCTGCAGATAGTACACCTCCACCAACTGTTACAGTAGGTCCAGCAGCGGTTTCTGCTTCTGCTCTAACGGGCTTATTTTTTATGTAATTTACAAATCCTTCTGATTCTAAAGTACTTTTAAAATCTAAACCATAATCAGATTGAAAAGGATCAAAACCCATTTGACCTTCATATCCTTCAGGCATATAAGACAATCTTTCACTTTCAGTCATTTGATTAAAAAATGTATTATAATTTTCAGTTAAATGATCTGAAGTATAAACCGAACCTAACTGATTTATAGATAATTGAGGATCAACTAGTGGGGTTGCGTATATCGGATCTGCCATTCTTTTCTACCTCTATTGTATCGTTAACCGACTTCTTCAGTTTGACCAGTATTTGCAGCAAAGCCAGCTTCCCCTGGAGTCGGCGTACTTCCAACTCCGATGGTTCCGCCACCAGTTGCTGTTGCATCCGCTGGATTAGCCCCTGGAGGTACTCTTCCAGCCCCAGCCATCCCTCCCGGTTGTTGACCAGGGGGAGGAGGAGCTTGGCCTGTTCCTTGTTCATTTGTCATTCCTTTCAATATATCTGCAAAGATAGCTGCTTCATTTGGATCATTTACCAGTTCATCTGGATCTATATCTTGCGACACTGCTATCTCTCGGATTAAGTTTGGAATTTTAATAAATGGTGCTAGCATTGGATTGCCTACAGTTTGTAAGAGCATAGTTAATCGCTGTGATCGAACTTCCTTCTGCATCACAGCAGCTACACCCTTTGGCTTAATTTCTAAATCACCTACTATCTCTATATCTAGATCGTTAAATTGCATGTTCCACTGAAAATAAGCTTCACCCATTGGTTTAAGCAAGTAATCATCAATATTTTTAATTACAGTTTTAATAGATAAACCCGCAGATCCTAAGAGCATAGATAAACCCGACGCTGTTCTACCTGTGCCGGTTACACCTGTCTGCCCGTGTACGATACTAGGAATACCAGTTTCTTCATCTGCTAACTGGCGAGCTACTTGGTACATCTGCAAGTTTTCAGGCGCTGTATTAGGAAATTTAATAGAATTTATAGCAGTACCAGTAACACCAGTCTGCCTTCTAAAGATTTTACCTGGATAAACCTCCATAGATTGTCCTGGTACAAGTTGTGCTTCATCTACATCGAATACCAAGTTTCCAGCAAGAGCTAGATTATCAATGCCCATTCTCATATGTCCATTCATAAGAAGTTGGGCATCTTCCATATTTTCTGCTACTCCTACACCAAAAAATTGGTAAGGATTTAGTTCATAAGGAAATGCTTGATAAGGAATACGCATAGGAGTAAAAGGATTTGCTACTGCTCTAACTATCATGCCCGAACAGACCCATATATTGACTTGTACAGAAGTTAATTCAGATAAATTCTTGGGCATTTCTATACTAGCTTCTGAAGCTAAAGTAGAATCTAAAGTACCCCAATACTCTAGAATTTCAAACCTATTACTATCATTCATAGGATCATTATCTGCACGAATAGTAGATTCAAAGTGTCTTTCTTCGTAATTTGGACCCATTTCTAGAGCTAGTTCTAGTTTATCTTTATTAAAGTACGGACGATTCATAAGATCACGAACCTGCTCTCGATTCATCCTATGCCGTTGAATTACATATTCGCAATCTTCTATACTTGTAGCACTAGGATCAGGATAAAAATCCCAACAACTAACTGCTTCTATTCGAGGTACAGTTTTTTCATAGGGATCGTACTCTTTACTATCACCAGTACCTCTCCAGCGGTGTACCTTTTTAGAATAATTAAATGGACCCTTTACAATACCAGTACCTAGTAAACAACATTCAAAAATAGAATGTCGTAGAACATTGACAGCAGAAGTATCTAGAAGTTGGTCCATTATGACCTTTTCCATTTTTCTAGCTGTTTCTGCTGCTGGTTTTATTTGAGGTTGTCCAAGATAACCTGGACCTGGAACTAGATTATCCGATTGTCCAAAAGTAGTACTTAGACCTGCAAGCATAGGATTACCACCTTGCTCTTCAGTTGCAGTAGCTTCTAAAGCACCCGGTAAAAGTTCCTTACCATCTCCTTGAAAACCTTCTATACCAGCCTGTTGTTCTTGAGGCATTTGTAAATGAGCAAACTCTGCTACACCTTCTGGTACAGGAGTAGGTTCGATAGTCAGAGGAAATTTCTTATTTGCAAAAAGAATATCGGTTAATTGCCCATAAGCAGCAAGTACTTTTACTTTTGTAATCTTTAAAAATACTTTGGATTTTTCAGAAGCTCTATATTGAGTAGAAGAATCTGTTATTCCTCGGTAGTTTTTATAAGCACTTAACCAGCGAATTTCATCTGATCGTTTACCTTCTTCAGCATCTGCAAATTTGCCTTTTATAACTCCTGCTAAATTAGATACATCTTCAGGATCTAACTCAATAGGTTGATCTAGGTCTATATCATTAGGGGGCATATGCCTTTTTCCTTATTATGAAAAGTCCCTTTGTAGCGAAAAATCACCATGCAAACGGTCAATAGAACCATCTACATGCCTACCGGCTTTCTTTTTGCCTGAGTGATCTGCAAATTGACTTTGATCCGGTTCAGCTAGAACTTTCTTTTCTAACTTCATCCGATACAAGTTTCCACTAGGAACATCGCTTAGATCTCCCTGCTTGACTTTACCTTCGATGTCTTTCTTTCCGGGGTAACGATAACCGTATGGCATTTTAATCTCCTTTATCCTGTTAGTTTAGTCATTTGATCTTCTAAAGACGCTAATGGTTCGCCTTTTTCTGTAACTGATCCAGCACCCCACAAATGTTCTAATCCTTTAAAATAGTAGAATAGCCCCGGTCCTTTTGTACTACCTTTTGGATCGGGTTTTTTAGCAGGAATCTTTTCTGGTTCTTTTGTAAGTTTACCTTTTGGATCTAATTTTTGTTTAATTTGTTTTTCGTGTGCTTCTCTTAATTTATTTGAATCCTGTTTTAATTCCTCAATAATATCAGCATATGGAGAACTAGTTCCGGGAGGTCTTGCTGAAGGTTTAGGTTTTTTTCTAGAAATTGGAGGAATGTGAGGTACTTCAAGAATTTCTTCTTCTTCTTCTTCTTCTTCTTTTAATTCTGGATCAGGTTGAAAGGTTACTGTTCTTCTTTTTTTTGCTTCTTTTGCACTACGTTCAAGTAGTACAGGATCGTAATCAGGATCATATGTCTCTTCCCATTGTCTATATCTATCCCCCTCTGTGCTATATTCGTGTAGTAAATAACGAAAAATATCACGCTGTTCTTGTGTTTCTAAAGGTTTTGTTTGTTGTGAAGGATCGATCATTGAACGAACAGTACCTGTACCCCTCATATCTTCTATAAACTGCATTTGCTCCGGTAAAGTTCTAGCTGCTCCTGGTTTAATATCCATGTACTTTTCATAAACCTGCAGAATATCAGAAGCATCTTCAATACTTCTAGTCTGATCTTGTTCATTAATCTTAAATTTTACAATAAATAGACCATTTGGTAATTCTTCTAAAAAGGGAATTTCTTGTAAGGTTGATGTTACTATTGGATTTTTACCTCCTCTCCACCCCGGCCCGCTATCTGTTTCAAATCCTCCTGTAACATAACGAAGTACTTGTCTAAGCTGTTGAGAAAATCCTGTTTGTGCAACAATTCCTTGACTTTTCAGAAACTCTTTAATGAATCTTACACTACCATGAAAACCTATTGGACTAACTAAATTTACATCAAAAGTACCTTCTGTTGTTAATTGTTTACTTTCTTTATAATAACTTTTAAGACCAGATAAAACTTGTTCTATTTCACGGGGCATATAAGATTGTCTACCCCCTCCCTGTCGTACAATATCTACTACAAGAGACTTAACTAATCTTTCTAAATGTGAATATTTTTTTAAACTTATCTGCTTTTCTGGAGTAGAAAATTTACGAGTTTCTTGAAAAGCTTGACCAGAAGGTTCCATAGATTCAGGTTCTGGATACAAATCAACAGAAGCTCTTATTTCTTCAAGATACTGTTTTATTTCATCTTGAATTCTAGTTTGTACTTCTTTACTAGAAAGATCTATTTTTTCTGGTAGTTTTTTTTCTGCCATTTTAAATCTTGTTAATATCCAAATATTGCATCTGCTATTTGTGCAGGTTGCTCTTTTATTCTACGAGAGAAACTTTCAAGATTATAATTTAACCTTCTCATCATAACCATGTATCTAAGAGCATCGTACGCATGATCTTCTGCTTTTGTATCTACATCCTCTGAATTAGTCTTCGATAAAGGTAAAGTAGGTAAAGTTCTTATTAAGTTTGTACAAGTAGAAACTATTCTTAGTCTAGGTTGCCCGGTTAAGTCATCCATTTTCAGTCTGCGGTGTACTTCGATCTTACCGGACATTCTATTTGAATCAGAAGGAACCCATCTAACTCCCCTGGTCATCATGGTTTCTGCTATACTCGGACCTAAACCCATCTTAGACCAGCAAGATTTATCTAGTACAGATATCTGCATTGGGGGGTCAAGAGCTTCTAACTGTATAATTAAATCTGCTAGATCTTCACCAGTTAGACCTTTTTTGTATAATTCACGGTAGATCCAAAGATTACTATCCCAATCTACTGCTGCCCAAAGCACACAAGAAGGAGAACTGAACCCATAGTCCGCTGCTCTTATTCTAGGCCAGTTAGTAGGTATTTCAAAAGGTTCTACAACGTGTATTAGCCTGTCGAACTCAAAAAAAGCAGCACCTTCTGCAACGTCCCAATCTCCTTCAAGTAACCTTCTTCGTTCTACTTCAGGCAAAGACAGAAGCATCGCTTCGTATTCACCCGAGTGCATTAAGTATGGATTATCTGTTAGTCTAGCAGGGATGAACTTTCGTTGGAATAAAGGTTCATTTGCTCTAGCGTGAGAAGGTCCGTATTTTAAAGTTTTACCAGTATCTATATCCGTAGCCCAAAAAGGATCGTTTGGAATAGCAGGATCGATAAACATCTTCTTAATCCACCAACCACCCATTCCTCCTGGGTTTGCACTTGCTCTCATGTATGTTTCAATATCTGGATCTGTAGTTCTAAGTCTAGATCTAAGATAGTTCCACACGTAAGGAGAAGGATAATGACCTAGTTCATCTATACCTATCCAAGAAAAACTCTGACCTTGGTATCTTGTAACATCCGAATCTTTATCTACATAAGAGAAAGTAGCTGTAGCTCCTGAAGAAAATACCCAGGTAGATTTTGACTCTTTGAATTTAGAACCTGGAAAGGCTCGTGGATAGATTCTTCTAGATTGGTCTATAAGTTCGGTTAGTTCCCCTAAAGTACGTCTGAGTAATAGAGCACGGTGATTAGGATTAGAAGCGAACCTAAGAAGATCAACCAACATTGCATAAGATTTTCCCCCTCCTGCTGCTCCTCCGTAGAGAACTTCTTTCTCTGGCGCTGCTAAGAACTCTTCCTGCGGGCCAGGGTTCGGTTTGAATACTATTTTTGCAGTTTGTTTTATTGCATCTTTTATTGCTTTAGGCGCTTGATCTAGTAATTCTCCTGTAGCTACTCCCCCAGTTTCTAAAACTTTTAGAGCTTCTTTAGCTTTTTTTGCCCCTCTAGCAAGAGTATCTATTTTGCTTCTTTGCCGTTCTAGATTTTTATTTCTTAAAGATACCTTCTTGCGAGCTTCTCTTCGTAAGTATTCTTTGGTAGATACTCGGTAATTGCCTTTTTCGCCTTCTTCAAGTTTAGGACGACCCATTAGTACTTTGCAGTCCTTACTGCACAACCTTTTGAATATTTTTTAGTTTTTCTTTTCTTTCTTTTTTTTGTTACTTTTCCGCCCCTCTTTTGCCCACTAAGTAATGCTTTAGTTATCTTATCTAAATCTGTAGTATATTCAAGTCTTGCTCGTCCTTCTCCCTCTGGAGTAATACTTCCTGTTCCAGAAAATTTACCAAATTCTCCCAAGTCTAATCCTGCTTGAAGTCTTGCTCTTTCTATTTCTGACCCCCTTCCTTCTATAGATGGTGAAATAAATGCTCCTTCTCCAAGTGGTATATCTCGTACTCCTGCTTCCCACCTAGCATCTTGTATATTACTAAGGGGGCGACCAGATGCTTCTGCATAGGCTTTTCCATATTCTCCCAAGTTTAATGCAGCTCTTACTTGTGCTGACGTATACTGTGGTCTGTTAGGATCTGTACGAACGCTACCAGAAACTTCCACTCCTTGATCCCGATATAAACCTGCTAGTTTTAACCGTTTAATTCGTTCTAGATTTCCTGCTGCTTCAGCAGTGATCTTACCTTCTGGATGTTGCCACGAAGTTCCTATATCCCAGTCAAAAGGTCGATATTTATCGCTACTAAGCTGTACTTCCGCATTTAATCTTCCCCCTGCTATATCCATAAGATCTCTGACATCAATAGCAGCATGATATGCCTCTGTGTTAATATTTGCTCCTGCTTCACCAGATATCCTAGCTCGTCCTACATCAAGTTGTTGACGACCAGTTTCAAATTTACCTTCATAGACTAATTTAGCTGCACCAACAAAACCTGCTGCTAATACTTCTGCAGTTTTTTCAGGTAAACCCTGCTCAGATAAAAACCCTTTAAAGTTTCTTACAAAATCTTTAGTTTCTTTTTTTCCACTTAAATACTCGGAAAAAGCATCAAATCCAAAGGGTGTTGTATTTGCACGAGTAAACATTCTAGCAGATTGTAAGGCTATTTTTCTCCAATTCTTTCTAGAAGTTTAAGATTTAATCCTTCTTCTCCTCTTACTGTTTTAAGTTTATCGAAAACATCTTTAAAAACACTTTCAAGAGCGTAGGTACGCTGTCTTATTTTTTTACTTTCGTAAACAGTAGGAGGCTTTTTCTTTGATAATGGATCAATATCACGCCAGTCCTTTAGAGTCATACCCGCTGGTGTAGGTGCAAGATAAGGACTATCCCCAGCGCGTGTCGTTCTAAAAAGCCCCTGTCTTTCCCGATTGGCAAGCTCTCTCAGTGATTCTCCCGGCATAAGGGCAGCAACCCCCTTTTTCAACCGCCTATCCGCAGCCTGTGACTGTCGTGGCTCTTCTTGCAGAAACTTTTGTATCTGTGTATTTAGTATTGGTGACTTTTGCCTTACGCTAGTTTGTCCCATTAATTTTTCAAGGGCAATAGGCAAATTAGATGCAAACTTCTGCACTGAAGCAGAGGGCGACTTCTGATACTTCCGCATCGCTTGTTCTAATACTTTGTAATCCATATCAGAAATTTTAGGCATTAGGAGTTACATCCTTCATTTCTTTCTTAGCAGGTAGCATAACCACACCATGAATAACTTCCGCTTGAATAGCAATATCCTGTTTCTTACCGATTCCTACCCGGTCGAGAATTTCATTAGCTGCTTTTAATCGAATTTCCATATGGTTCGCACGAATGTCACCATCCATGTCTAGACCTTCTACAAGACGGTTCGCCGCTTTTACACTAGAAGAAGCGAGCATAATCCTTGTTCTATCTATAATCTCATCTTTTAAACTGCTTATTAACCAGCCTTTAGAACTATGTTTATAGCCAGCTTCGTCTATTGCTTCTAGAACATGCCCACCATTATTCATAAGAGAATTTAAGAATTTAGTTTGCTTATCTGTGTATTCTCTTTTAGCTGGTAAAGACATTAGGCTATTCCTGTATAGAACACATGATTTTCAATTATAACTTCCGGCTCTTCCCCTGCTGACCATGCAGGTTGTAAATCTTTTACATGGTAATGTGTAGATCCATTTGTATTATCTTCAAGCCCACCTGCTAAACATCTTGAAGCAATTGCAATACAAATCAAATAACCTGTATTATCTAAGGTTAATTTTTCTAACTTTTCTTTATTCGGATCGTTTTCATTCCAGCAAGAAAACTGATATCTTTTTCTACAGACTTTTTCTATAGTATTGCCCCACCAGCCGCCCTTTTTTACCCGGTTTAAAATGACATGGCAGACTGCTTGCTTACCTAAATTAGATTCACCCCTGGCTTCGCCATACATAGTTTTTGCAAGTGTAAATAGTTCTTTTTCTTTCATTAGCTTTTTACAGGCCGCACACTACCACCCCTCGCATAAGTTTTAACTCTAGGATTTGGTTTAACAACCGCTGCATAATCATGTAAGTACCGTATGTTTTTAACATCGGTCATTTCTTTTCTGCCGGTAGTTCTAGCGATACGGTTTTTTTCCTGTTGTAGTTTACTTATTTTTTTTAGCATATTTTATCATTCTCAACCGCTTTATCATTCTTTTAGCATTTTCTACAGTTTTAGCCGTGGCTTTTTTAATCCACTTACCTTTGGAGTTTTTTCTATATATGACCTTACCTACACGTTTGTAAGGCACAGCTAGTCATCTTTTTTCCTGCGACATTCACAAGGGTCACATTTGCAGTTTTCACATTTACATTCGCCGCAACTCATAATTATTTTCCCTTTTTTCTATTGTATCTATCGTACCAAACTTTACTAGCTTGTCTTAGTTGAGTATTGATAGTTCTTATTAGTTCTAGCTCTTCGTTTACTATTTTGCTGTAGCCAGAACGTATATCTTCATCTATTTCTGTAGATAAACTTTCTACTATTTCTTGTACTCTATCTATATGTCCGCAAGAGTCAGGTGGTATATTTGGTTTTTCTAACTTTCTGGGCATCTTAGTATTTAGCAGATCTTACACCACCGCCTTTTGCGTAGTTTTTCTTAGTTCTGCTTACTTTTTTCCTGGTTCTACCCCCTTTTTTAGCTCCGATTTTCTTGAGGGGATCTTCTACAGTAACAGTTGGTCCGGCAGATGTGAAAATTTTATTAACATTAGCCAAAAACTCGGGGTCCATAATATTCATAGCAGCAGAAGCTATCGTACCAAAAGGGGCTGGTGCTAATCCAACGGCAGTTTTCATAAATTGTCCGACTATTGGATTAGCAGCTATTGATCTATCATGTTTGGGTGTATTATCATCCTGATGTGCAGCTAAACCATCAAAAGTAGCAAGAGATCCGCCATACTTGCCTTGTTGATCTATATCTCTAAAGCCTTCCCGCCTTGCAAACCCAAGTTCCTCAGCCATAGTATATCCAAAAGCATTTTTCTTTGTAGTAAAACCTTTAGGATCATTAAGCGCATTTTGAACAGTTCTAGGAGTTAGATCTGCTCTTTTTTCCGGCGTATCGCCCACTATATCCAATACTTGATGTTGTAAAACCTTTTCCTGAGATAAGCCTTCTATAGCACCTCCTTTTGGACCTGCCCCTTGACTAGAAGTGGTGCCTATCGGTGCGTCTCTGCTTGTTCCACTGAAAGCACCAACAGCTTTAGGAGAAAAAGATGGTGCGCCACCCTTACTTGCACCCTTACTTACGCTTCTACCTGTTCCACTAAATCCTTTTCCAAATGTAGGCACTATTCTAATCCTTTATAAACATAATTTTAGTAACTGGCTGTCCTTACACCACCACCCTTTGAATAGTTTTTCTTACTAGCCCCAGGTACACCACGTTTTCTACCAGCTTCAGTAGGTTTAAAACCTGCAGCTTCTATTTCTCTAAGCTTTTTAAGTTCATCTGGTTCACCGGCAGGAGAAGGATCAAATAGATAAGATAGTGTTCCAACTATTGGTCCACCGATAAGGCGTGTTAGCCATTTTATTGAAGCTGAACTTAATCCCTGTGTTCCTTTAGTAATAAGTTTTTGATATTCTTTGGCTTCCATACCCCTTTTAATTTTTTCTATTTTTTGTGCCTTTGAAAGAGATTCAAACACTTGCTTATACGCATTAGCTTTATTAACCTGTGTCTGTTTAGCAATTTTTCCTTTAATTCTATCCCAGTAAGCGTTATTTGCTTTAGCTAATCTATCATCTATTACTTTTTGTTCTGCTTTAGATAGTTTATTATACCGTTCAACAGCCTGTCTTATAGTTTCTCCTTTTTTTACTAGCTGTCTTACTACCGGGGGATCTTTTTTTAAATCGGCCATTTTAAAAAATCCTAATAACTAGCGGGTCTTACACCACCACCCTTTGAATAGTTTTTGTTCTTGATCTTTCCACCCTTCTTCTTACCAGTCCTCAACTCACGCTTCAGGCGGATCATCCGAGCATCTTCCTCTTGAAATTGTTTATTAAATTCTTCCATAGAAATACCCTGTCTTTTTAAAGCTTTTTTAAGCCCTTCTTCTACTCTTGGTTCCATTGGACGTAGTTTCTTTTTCTTTTTGCCAGGATAATCTGGAATATTACCTATCTTAGTACCAAGACCTAATGCAGTTCTAGATTCTTCATCCCCCCACAGAGCAGCTCTTTCAGCTTGAGTTAATTTATTCATCTGTTTTTTAAGAGTAGGATACTTTATTGAAAGTCTTTTTTCGTAATCGCTGCTAGATTCATCTTCTCTCCGAGGACTTTCCTTTAGAGAATCCATCATTCTAGCTTTTAAACTTTTTAAATCGGCCATTTTAAAACTCCTAATAACTAGTAAAAAAGAAAAATCGGGGGAAGTTAGCTTAAAAAAAAGCTAAACCCGGGAAACCAGTCTTACGAATTGCTGGTTTTAAACTTCCCCCGATACTATAAAGTGAGACTAGTTCTGTCTAAACTCTTTTTAAAAAATAAAGTTGCAGTCTTTTGACATTTGTAGCCTCTGTATACTATTATACACCATATATGGGTTTTGTCAAGTAAAAACTTCTATTTTTTTAAAAAAAAATTATAAAAATAACTGTAAATTAGTAAGAAAAAATGGTTCTAAAAGAGTGTTTATTTACAAAGGTTTATAAAAAAGATTATTTTTTACTTGACAAAACCCGTATTTAGCTGTATAATAGTATTAACGTGGGTAGGTTAATATATACCCCCTTCTTTATTTAAAATGTAACTCTCTAACTATAGCTATCTATAGCTAGAACAGATTCCCCCTGCTAACTAAGATTTAAATAGGTTCTAAAACAGCCCCAGGTAGCTCAGTAGTAGCTAGCTGGGTTTTTTATGACCCTCTATACCCTCAGTTCTTTATGCTCTTCTGTGGGTCTATCTATAGCCAGAACAAAAAAAGGTTTAAAAAAATAAATTTAAGATGGGCTGTGTATATACATATGGGAGGGGGGGTAGTGGCCCATGCGTGGAGTACGCATAATA